GGGAAAACACTCTAATTACTGACAGGACAAACACATGAAAACCCGAGGGCGTCATTCTAGCGTAGCGAAGTCGATTGTGGTATCCGGCGGGTTCAACCAGCGCGCCGAACCGCCATTTGACCTGACGCCACGACAAGAAGCCATTTGGCGCGAGGTTGTCGCCGGCGAAGACCCGAGCTTCTTCAAGACAGCGGTTGCGAAGGGGTTACTGGCCGATTACTGCCGGAGACGGTCGAGTGGCGAGGAGATAAACGAGGTCATCCAGAGGTTCGCCGCCGATTGGGCGGACGATCAAAACATGATCGCCGATTACGAGAAGCTGTTGCGGATGCGTGACCGCGAGAACACCGCGACGATCAACCTGGCGACCAAATTGCGGCTGACCAATCAGTCGCGCTATGTGCCGGACACGGCGGCCCGTGTAGCGCGCGATGCGGTTGCCCAGCAGGATGTGCCGTGGGCAAAGCGCGGCTGACGCGGGCCGGCGAGGCTATCAGGTGGATTCACGAATACTGCGTGGTTCCCGGCGGTATGCACGACGGCCGGCCGGTGAGGCTGCGGCCGTGGCAACAAACCGAGATTCGGCGGATATATGACAATCCGGCAGGAACACGACGCGCGATTTTGAGTTTCGGGCGGAAGAACGGCAAAACCTCGCTATCAAGCTTTTTGACACTGCTGCATTTATGCGGCCCCGAGGCGCGCCCGAACAGCCAGCTTTACTCGGCGGCGCAATCACATAAGCAAGCTGCGTTGTTGTTTGATCTTGCCGCGACGATTGTGCGGAACTCGCCGAAGCTGGCGGCGGTGATTGTGATACGCGACACGGTAAAGGAACTAACGTGTCCGCAACTCGGCACCATCTACCGTGCTCTTTCCGCCGAAGCCAAGACCGCGTTTGGTTTGTCGCCCAGCTTCGTCGTACACGACGAATTAGGGCAGGTGCGCGGGCCGCGCAGTCGGATGTACGAGGCATTGGAGACTGCGACGGGGGCGCAGGAACATCCGCTGTCGATCGTAATCTCGACGCAAGCGCCGACCGATGCGGATTTGTTGTCGGTGCTGATTGACGACGGCCTGGCGGCGCACGACCCGCGCGTCGTGGTGTCGCTCTACACCGCGCCGATGGATCTGGACCCGTTCGGCGACGAAGCGATAAAGGCGGCGAACCCGGCGTTTGGCGATTTCCTGAACGCCGCTGAAGTCCGCAGCCAGGCGGAAGACGCGCGCCGCATGCCGTCGCGCCAAGCCGAATTCGAGAACCTGATCCTCAACCGGCGCGTCGAGGCCAGCGCACCGTTCATCAGCCGGCAACTGTGGCAGGCGTGCGGGGCCGATCCGTTGCCGCTCGACGGCCACCCGGTTTACGGCGGGTTAGACCTGTCGGCGGTGAACGACCTCACCGCCTTGGTGCTCGGCGCGCGGATCGACGGCGTGTGGCAGATACACCCGACATTCTGGCTCCCTGGTGGCGGGCTCGCGACGAAGGCGCGGGCGGATCGCGTGCCGTATGACGTTTGGCACCGCGACGGGCATCTGCTGGCCGCACCGGGCAAGTCGGTCGATTACGAGTATGTCGCCGAACATTTGCGCGGCGTCTTCGATCGCCAAGACGTGCGCAAGATCGGATTCGATCGGTGGGGTTGGAGACACTTGCGGCCGTGGTTGCTCAAGGCCGGCTTCACTGAAAGCCAACTGGACGAGCACTTCGTCGAGTTCGGGCAGGGCTATCAGGACATGTCGCCGGCGCTGCGCGCGCTCGAAGGCGAGATCCTGAACGGTCGCATTGCGCACGGGGCGCATCCGGTGCTGTCGATGTGCATGGCCAACGCGGTCGTGAAGAGCGACCCGGCCGGCAATCGCAAGTTGGCGAAGGACCGCAGCGCCGGGCGGATCGACGGCGCGATCGCGCTTGCCGAGTTGTGCGGCGTCGCGCCGCTTGAGGACAGCCAGGAGATCGACATCCAGGCGATGATCGTCTGACCGCCGAAAGTCATTCAGGCCGCTTGGCGGCCTTCCTATCGCCTCCCAGGGGCATTTCCCATGCAGATGATCCGCAAGACCGCGGCCGGGAAGGCCGCCGGCGCCCTGTCCTACGTGCTGAGCGACGCGACGATGGACCGCTATGGCGACATCATCGAGCCGGACGGCTGGCTGCTCGACGGCTTCCGGTCGAACCCGATTGCGCTGTTCAACCATTCGCCGCATCAGCCGATCGGCAGATGGCAGAACATCCGGGTCGAGGACGGTCGGCTTGTCGCGGACTTCCAGCCGGCGAAGAAGGGCACCTCGCAGCGCACCGACGAGATCCTGTCGCTGATCGAGCAGGACATCTTGCGCGCCACCAGTGTCGGGTTCCGCGGCGTCGCGAGCGAGCCGATCGATCCGAAGCGCCCACTGGCCGGCACCCGCTACACCCGGCAGGAGTTGCTTGAAGCCTCCATTGTCGGCGTCCCGGCCAACCCGGCGGCGCTCGCGATGGTGGCGAAGTCGCTGAACATTTCTGACGACACTGCTATGGCCTTCGTCTTCGGCGGGCATGCCGGACAGAGACGGGACATAGCCACAACCGGCGGGCATGCCGTGACGCAACCCCGATCGAGGGGCACTCCCATGACAACCGAGAACCTCACCACCAGTCAGCAGATCGAAGACCGTCAGGCGCGGCTGAACGCGGCGCGAGACAAGCTGTTCGAGCACACCCAAGACCCCGAGCACGATCCCGACATTGCCAACGGATTGAATGCCGAGATTGCCGAGCAGGAAAAGCGGCTGACATCGTTGCGGGCGACCGAGCGGTCGCTGGCGGTGCGTGCCGCCGCGGAGCAGCAGGTGCTCCCACCGCTGAGCGCGCCGGCGATCAACCGCCGGCCGCTCGGGTTGCCCGTCAAGGAACGCTCGCCGGGCGCAATATACGCCAACCATTGCGTCGCGCGGTTTATCGCGGTCGCCCGCGGCCTGCCGATCGAGGCGGTGCTGAGCGAGCGCTATCCCGACGACGAGCAGACCGCGGTCGTCACCCGCGCGGCGATTGCCGGCGCGACCACGACAACCGCGGGATGGGCGGCCGAACTGGTGCAGTTGGGCCAGGGCGAGTTCGTCAACAGCCTGATGCCCAACCAGGTGTTTCCCAAGCTGGCGCAACTCGGCACCGCGCTGACCTTCGGGCCGAATGCCGGCGCGATCAAAATCCCGTCGCGCGCCGCAACGCCCTCGATCGGCGGTTCGTTCGTCGCGGAAGCGGCGCCGATCCCGGTTCGCCGGCTGGGCACCACGTCGATCACGCTCTATCCGCACAAGGTCGGCGGCATCTCGGTGTTCAGCCGCGAGATTGCGGCATATTCCAACCCCGACATCGAGGCGCTGATCCGCACCAGCATCATTGACGACACGCAGATCAACATCGATGCGTTGCTGCTCGACAACGTGGCGGTGTCAACGACACGCCCGGCGGGCCTCACCAACGGCGTCTCCACCCTCACCGCAACGGCGGGCGGCGGCTATGCGGCGTTTCTCGGTGACCTCGCCAAACTGACGGGTCCATTTTACGCAGTGAATGCCGGCCGCAAACTGGTGCTGCTGATGAACCCGGCGCAGCGCAACCAGTTGATGTTCGCACCGGGTCCGGCCGGCGCGCCGTTCGGCTGGTCAACCCAATTCACCGACATGTTCACCGTCATCACGTCGACCAGCATCGCGGCCGGCGCGGTTTACATGATCGACGCGGCGGATTTTGTCAGCGTGTCCGGCGCACCGGAGTTCGAGGTCAGTGAGGTCGCGACCAACCATATGGAGGACACGACGCCGCTGAACATCGCGTCCGGCGCGCAGGGCTCGGGCGTGTTGGCGACCCCGACGCAATCGATGTTCCAAACGGCGCAGATCGCGATCCGCATGCTCGCCAACGTCAACTGGGCGATGCGGCGCAGCGGCATGGTGCAGTTCATCGGTTCCGGCGTGAGTTGGGCATAAAGCTAAGGGCGGGGCTTCGGCCCCGCCTGCTCGTGGAGGATAGCACATGCGAAGCGACCGCAGCGCGCGCGATGACGGCGGCCCGGCCCCGGTGCCGCAACCGTCGCAGGTCCGCGCCGATTACATCAAGGAACAGGTGCACGGCGAAGAACCGAGCGCGCTGGCGCCGCCGCGCAATCTCGACGTGCCCTATCTCGGGGGCGATGGCGCGGTGGGCGCCACGCTCACTTGCACGATGGGCAACTGGGGCGGCCAGCCGACCGACTATGCCTATGCCTGGAAGAGCGACGGAGCCGATGTCGCCGGCAGCGGCAACAGCTATGTGGTGGCGGCAAGCGATGCCGGACATAGCATAACCTGCGTCGTTACCGCGACGAATGCCGCCGGCTCAACCGCCGCGCCGCCGTCCAATGCCATTGCCGTGGCAGCGGCGCAAACCGAATCACAACGGAGGGAATGATGGACAGCACACGCCGCACACCGCCGGCCCCGGAAGCCGACCGGAAGGATCAGGAACGAGCCCTGAAAGAGCAGACTGACAAGGAAATTGCCGAGCGGGTTGCGTCGCCGCCGGAACAGCCGACGCCGACACAGGAAGAAGCCGACGCCTTCAAGGAGGGTGCCGCGGAACCGCCTGTCGAGCCGCCGCCCGAAGCGCGCCACGGCGAGACCGCGCACCAGCGCCGCGAGCGCGAAGAAAAAGAACGGCAACAGCGCGACGTGAAGCCGGAGCAGGGCCGCAGCGGTTATCAGACCCGCACCTGATGGCGAACTGGCTCACCCGAATGCTGCCGTGGGGGCGGGCGGCCGAGGGGCAATACCGCCCCGGACCCTATTTCCTCTCCCACGGCTGGCTGCCCGCCGGCAGTTCGTGGAATTACTGGCAGAACGGCCAAAACGTGCAGCCCTATGGCGGGCGCAGCGCCATGCTGGAGGCATGCATCAGCGCTTACAGCCAGACGGTGCCGATGTGCCCCGGCGACCACTGGCGCAGCCTGTCGAATGGCGGGCGCGAGCGGGTGACGAATTCGGCGCTGTCGCGCATCATGCGGCGGCCGAACGATTACCAATCGATTTCCGATTTTTTATTGAACCTCACCCGCCGGCTGTATGAGCGCGGCGAGACGTTTGCACTCGCGGTGCGCAACGCTCGTGCCGAGATCATCGAACTGCACCTGATGCGCGAAGGCTCGGCGACGGTGGCCGAGGATGGCAGCATCTTCTATTCGCTACAGGGCAACGAGATCATCGAGCAACGGCTGGATTTATCCTATCCCGTGCCGGCCCGCGACGTGCTGCACATTCGGCTGCATACGCCGCGGCATCCGCTCAAGGGCGCGAGCCCAATCATGGCGGCGGCGCTGGATCTGGCAATGTCGGATGCGGCGCTCAACCAACAGATCGCGTTCTATCTGAACCAGGCGCGGCCGAGCTTTCTGCTGACTACCGATCTGCCGCTGAAGCGCGAGCAGGCGCAGGAACTGCGCCAATGGTGGGACCTGCAAACCCAGAGCGAGAATGCCGGGCGTACCCCGATCCTGACATACGGACTAAAGGCGCAGTCGGTTGCCACAAGCGCGGTCGACGCGCAACTCGCCGAAATGCTCAAGATGAGCGATCAGAACATCGCGCTGGCGATGCGGATACCGCTGCAAATCCTCGGCATCGGCGGCACAACCTACGCCAACACCGAGTTATTGATGCAGTCGTGGATCGGCACCGGGCTGGGCTTCACGCTCAACCACATCGAGGAAGCCTTCGGGCAACTCTTCCAGTTGCGTGGCGTGCCCGACGAGTACCTCGAACTCGACACCCGCGCGCTGCTGCGCTCGGCTTATCGCGAGCGCATCGAGGCGCTGGCGCGCGGTGTCATCAGCGGCATCTACAGTCCCGACGAGGCACGCGCATCCGAAGACCTGCCGGCGGTGCCGGGCGGTCATGGATCTGAACCGAGGGTCCAGCAACAGGTCGTCCCGCTGAGCTATGGCAGCGACATGCAGCCGCCGACGCCGCAGGTGGCATTGCCGCCGCCGGATACGCCACAACCCCCCGCCGACGCAGCGCAAAAGACCGATGAACACGCATCAGAACGGGCAGTCCTTGCCTACCGTGCCGAACGCCGCCGGGCCGCTTGAGGCGCTTGCCGCCGAACTGGCGGCGGACGCCGCCCGTATCGAACGGGACTTGAAGCTGACGATGGCGGCGCTCGCGTCAGACATGCGGGCGGCGTGGGCCGAGGCCGAGTTGCGCGTCGAGCGGCTGATCACGGCGCGCCTCGCCGAACTCAAGGACGGCGAAATCGGCCCGCCAGGGCCACCGGGCGAGCGTGGAGAGCCGGGCGAGGCTATCACAGGCCCACCGGGCGAACCGGGTATCCAGGGGCTTCCTGGGCCGCCAGGGGAGCCGGGCGGCGAAGGGCGCAGCTTGACGATCCGCGGGACGTGGAACCCGTCATCCGAGTATCGCGCGCTCGACGTTGTGATGCTCAACGGCGCGAGCTTTGCGGCGCGGGTCGATGGTCCGGGTCCGTGCCCCGGCGAAGGCTGGCAGATGCTCGCGGCGCAGGGCGGGTACGGCAAGCCAGGCAAGCCCGGCGAGCGCGGCGAGCGCGGGCCGCCGGGGCCGGTGGCGACCGCGCTTGAAGTCGATCCCGAGGGTATGCTGACGCTGCGCTTTGGCGATGGCAGCGCGCTCGGCTGCGATCTCTACCCGCTGCTGTCGCGGCTCGCCCGGTGAACTACTACCGCATCACCCGCGTCGTCACGCCGGCGACGAGCCTCGATCTGGTGACGCTCGACCAGGCCAAGGCATTGCTTGGTATCGATCCGGCGGACACTTCGAAAGACGCACAGATAAGCCAGCACATCAGCGCGACCTCGGCGGCGATCGCCAATTACTGCGACCGCGTATTCGTCCAGCAGGTTTATCGCGATCAGGTCCGCAATGCTTACGGCGGCTACGGCGAGCCGTTCATAACCCGGCAATATCCGATCGCAGTTGACGTTGCCGGCGTGCCGCTCGTCGCCGTCACCGAAGCGGGCGTGGCGCTCGACCCGGCATACCTCGACATCTACCCGGACGCCGGCAGCCTCTACCGGCTCGACGGGTCGGCGGCGCCTTATGCCTGGAATACCGCGACGTTGGTGGTCGATTACACCGCCGGCTACGATCCGATACCGGCCGACGTGCAGGGCGCCTGCCTGGAGTGGATCTCTATCCGCTACAACGCGGTCGGGCGTGATCCCTCGGTGCGCAGCGAGACGATCCCCGACCTCATCACCCAGGTCTACAGCAGCGTCGGCGATACCTCGGACGCAACGGCGATGCCCGGTGCCGTGGCGCAGTGGCTGACCCCCTACCGGGTCAGTTGGTCGCTGTGACGCCGCAGACGCTCATCTCCCGTCTCGACGCGGCGATCGCCGGCTACGGCCAGACGGTCACGTTGCAGCGCACCGCGGTCGATCCGGTGACCGGCGCCAACACGATCTCCGAACAGGTCGAAGCACCGGCGGCGGTGCGCAACTTCGGGCCGCAGTCGCTGGAGTCGGGCGAGTCGCAGGAAATCCGCGTCGTGCTCAGCCCGACCGGGCTCGGCAGCTTCGGGGTGCCGTCGCGCGACGACATCATCCTGATCGACGGCAGCCCGGCCAACATCACCGAGATTGCGCCATTGTCCTATGGCGGCGCGCTGTGCCGCGTGAACCTGCTCTGCCGTGGCTGATCAGCGCGAGGTCATCCTGTCGCGGCTGGCGGCGCTGTGCGCGTCTGTCAGCGGCATTGCCGCGGTGGTGAGGAACGCCCTCGACGTGCCGTCGAACGCACGGCCCGCCGTCATCATCCAGGACGGCATCGAGACGATGCTCAACCAGCCCGAGACGGTGCGCCACAGCGAAATTCAGCGCATGGAGTTGTCGCCGGGGATCAGCGTCTACATTCGCGCCGGCGGCACCGCCGATCCCGGCGTGCTGCTGTCGCGCTACCGCAGCGCCATCGTCGCCGCTGTGCTGGCGGACGGCCAGTTGCGCGACGCCGTGGGCACCACCGGCCGCATCACCTATCACGGCTGCGTCGTGCTGCCGCCCGATGCCGAGGCCAAGGAACACCGGCTCGATATCACCCTGGAATTTGTCTACGCCTTCCGCCTGGACGATCTCGCGGCGTGAGCGGCCTCAACGTCAGCATCGATTCCAACGTCAACAGCCTGATCCTGCATCTCGACAAGCTGCCGGACGAACTGAAGCACCGGCTCGAAGTCAAGATCACCCAACTGACCATGCAACTGCTGTCGCAAGTCAAAGCCGCCGAGCCGGTTCAAACCGGGCGGCTGCGCGCCGCGACCCGACGCTTCGTCGATGTGCGCCAGGGCTTCGTGCGTGGCCGCGTGCGGATATTGCCGACCGGCAAGGCGTCCCGCCTCGGTGCGGCGTTTGGCGCGCTCGAGTACGGCGCGCCGGGAAAGCGCCGCAGCGGGCCGGTTCCGGTGAGGGGCTACCGGCGGAACACCGGGCCGGTCGCCGCCTACCGGCGCCAACGCCCGCACATCAGGGCGCGCCGGTTTCTGCGCGGTCCAGGCGCCGCGATGCGCCCGCGGGCGCGGGCCGAACTTGAGGCGATCGTCGGCGAGACACTGCGCGAATTCACCAAGTTTTAGGAGGAGCAACGAGATGGCCGCAAGCACACTGAACATCGGGCTACAGTCCCAGATCGAAGGGGAACTGGTATTCACCGGCACCAACGACATCGGTCCGAAGCTGGTAATCACCCTGCCCCTGGTGCAGTTCGGGCCATCCGGCGCGCTCGGCTTTATCCAGGACGAGTGGGGCCAGATTGAATTGACCGGGGACGTTCTGGCCGATCCGACCACCGGCTCGTTCGGGACGGTGCTGCACCCGGACGACGCGATGGTGAGCCCCACCACCGCTGCCTACTACATCGGCACCGGGATGATCACCTGGCAGGGCGAAGGCGACATTACCCCGCGCGATGTCGGCAACGTCAACACCTTTGAACTGACGCCGGCCGTTGAGCGCCTCGACCACTGGAATCACCGCGTCGGCGGCATCCGCAAAAAGGATTTCTCGCCGGTCGTGCAGCAGACGCTCGAAGTCCACATGATCATGGACGAGTTCACCGCGGCGAACCTGCAAATGGCGCTGCTCGCCACGGCGGGGCCATAGCCTATGCCGGTCAGCTTTCTCGATCTCGTACCGAAGCGCCCGACCAGCACCGTGACGATCGAGGCCGAGGACGGCGAGCGGGTGCCGTTCGAGGTCACCGGCGTACCGCTGGCGCAACTCGCCGAGATCAGCCGCAAGTATCCCTCGCTCGGGCGCGTGCTCGACGGCAGCGCCGGGATCATCACCGCGTCGGATGCGATGCCGGCGCTCGTCGCCGCCGCGCTCGGGCATCACGGCGACGCGCAATACGAGCAACACGCGATGACCCTGCCGCCCGACGTGCTGCTGGCATTGTCCGGCGAGATCGTGAGGCTGACGTTCCCGCGCAACCCTATCGTCGCGCCGGGCGAGAACGAGCCGGCGCTCGTGGAGGGCGTCAACGGCGCCCAGCCGGCAGCGATCTTGCCGCAGCGATTGAACAGTTGATCCTCTGGAATCACCGGCCCGAAGCGGTCTGGCAGATGACGCCGCAGCAAGTGGCGGCATGGGTCAGCCTCGGGCATGACCGCGAAGCAGCCGACCGCGCCAACCGGCTCGCCGATGGCTTCGGCGCGGCACGCGGCGAACCGCGCGAAGTCGAACGCATGATCAGGGAATTGATGCGTGGCTGACAATCTCACGATCCAGATCGGCGCCGACACCAGCAAGCTGCGCAGCCAAATCGAACTCGCCCAGGTGCAGATTCAAAATCTGCGGCGACTGGCCCGCGGCGCCTTGCGCAAAGATGATGCCGCCGGCGCGGCCGAATACACCCAGCAGATCGGCAGACTCCAAACCAATCTCGTCGGGCTGAATCGCACCCTCGCCGAGACCGGCGCGGTGGTCGAGAGCACCAGCCGCAGTTTCGCGATCTCGGCGCGCAGCTTGCGCTCGTTTGAAGCCGCCGTGTTTAACGTCGGGAAACAATTCGGCGGGCTCGGCATTGCTGGTTTCGCCGCGTTCCGCGGGCTTCAGGCGCTCGGCCAGGAAATTTCCGAGGTCCATCAAAATCTGCTCAAACTGCGCGATACGGCAGCGGAGTTGGGAACCAGGCCAGGCGTCATTGAAGCGGCACAGCGAATTGTAGGAGGGGTCGGCGGCCAGGCCGAGGACGCCATCAAAATATTAGGCGGTGCCGCCGAAGCGCTTGCGAAGTTCAGAACGGCGGCTGGCGCGCCAATCGACACCACTGGCGTAGAGGTGTTTCGAGGAGGCGTCAAGCAAGCCGGCGAGGCCGCCCGGCAAGCGGCGCTCGAAATCGGATCGGGCGTCAATGTGATGCGTGGCGCTCAGCAACAAGTGTTCGACCTGTCACAAGCCTACGCCATGGTGGGGGTAAATCTCGCTAAATACAAAGACACAACCATGGCGGCGGAAAAAGTAACGATTGATGCAATCAGGGGCTTTCTTAAACTTGCAGAGTCGGGGCGACTGGGTGCCAGCCAGTTAAATGCACTCTCCAAGGAACTATTTAAGGGCATTCCGGCCGGCACTATGTTGCGGGAAGCACCGGCGCTCCTGAAACAACTTACCGACGAGATCAACAAGCAGCAACCTATCGTAACACCACGCATTGCGGCGGCCGAAGAACTCGAAACCCAGAAAAATCGGGTTAAGCAGGTATTTACCGACATTAAATTAGCAATAAACGACGTATGGACCAGTTGGGATATCGCAACAACAACGGCACTGGCCAATTTCCTGACCAGGACGCTGCCGCAGTTCGGCACCGACGTGACGACGTTCTTTACCAATCTATGGCCGAACACCGTCACGGCGTTTGCAGAGGCATGGGCCGATACCGCGAAGCTGATCGCGCCGTTAACCCAAGCCTTTCAGGACTTGTTCAACAGCATCGGGCCGATGGCGCAGGCCGCGTTCGATAGCGTTCTAAACGCCGTCAGCGCCACGGTGCAACGCATCGCCGATGCGGTGCGCTCAGCCGTGGCGAGCGTCGGTTCGGCGCTCGGTGGTGGCGGTGCCGGCCCGGTGCCCGGCGGTGAGTTGCTGCCGCAGTATGCCGGCGGCGGCTCGGTGCGCGGCCCTGGCAGCGCCACGTCCGACAGCATCCTGGCGCGGCTCAGCGCCGGTGAATACGTCATGCGGGCGCGCGCCGTCGACCATTGGGGGCCGCGCTTTATGGCCTCGCTCAATGCCCTGCGCAGCCCGTTCGGGTTCGCCGGCGGCGGTCTCGTGATGCCGCAGCGGTCGCTGCCGCGCTTCGCCGAGGGCGGCCTCGTCGCGGCCGGCGGGGGCGGCAGCCCGGTGCATCTCCACCTCGGCGGCCACAGCTTCGCGCTGTCGGGTTCGACCGGCGTCGTCGATGCGCTCGTTGTTGAGGCGCGCCGGCAACAGGTGCGCAGCGCCGGCGTCAAGCCATCGTGGTACGGCGGCAGGCCGGGCGGGCATTAATGGCAGCGCCGTTCGCGACCGTCTTCGATATCATCTACTACGACAACGGCACCGCCGTTTCCGGCGTGCCGCCCTACTCGGCGCGCGGCCTCAAAGGCACGCTGACCCCGATCGATCTGGCGCGCGGCAGCGACAAGCTCGCCCGCACCGTCAACGGCACGCTGATCGACCTCTCGGCGCCGCAGATGCGCAAGTATCAACTAGAGGCGAATGGCGACGACCAGGATCCGCCGGCGCTCGACGACCTCTGGGTCGGCATGCTGGTGCAGATCTATTGCCACGTCGAGATCGGGCGGCACACCGCTTCCGGTGCGCCGGCGCACGAT